GCGCTCTTATTCCATCTTCTTCAGGAACCTCAGGTTCCAAGAGGATCTGATCTCTCAATTTGTTTTTTTGAGTGGTTAAATCTTTGATCTGATCTAAGATCTTTTTATATTCGGCAATCATGTCTCTGTCCTTATTTTTACGATTTAAAGTCTAATTATAACTTTGTTGAAAAGTCAAACATATTTATAAGAATGTCTCTCGTAGACCTTTCTTCTCGCCCACCAGTATGCTGTAAGTACCTCTATTCTTGAATCAACGATGTCTAGAACAATAGGAGACTTTTTATTTGGCGAATCCCTCAAGATTCTACCTACGGATTGAGTAATAGAAGTCTTAGGAGTGGCTAAAATAAGAGTGTCTAACTCAGGGATGTCTAACCCCTCTTGAGCCATAGCGTATGTACCTACAATTACATCGGCCCTAGAAGAGATCACCCTAGCCTTTGAGGTCATTCCACCAATATATTTATCAACAGTAAAATCCTCGGTCACGAGTTCTTTGAGGAGACTAACCATCTCTTTTACATGAGCGACTCTTTCACTCAAGATTAAAATCTTTCTCCCTGTCTTTAAAGCCCTTAAACAATAAGTGACTATAAGATCAGTCCTCTCAGGAACTTTCGACACCATAGTGACCAATTTTGAAGTATTAACCTCCCCATTCCAGAGCTTATAAGAGCGGGGCGCAAAATGAGTATCAGTATCAATCCTCCAGATTGAAGGAACCCTAGTATGTCCTTCCATCTCATAGACAATCGGCCCTATGTGGAGGAAGATAATCTCCTGAAGACCATCTTTTCTTTCGGGGGTAGCGGTAAGTCCTATCCTAAACCTAGCAGGCATCTTTGAGATTGCTTCCTGCCACATCGGTGCGCCATATCGATGAGTCTCATCGCAGATGAGTGTCCCGAACATCCTATAGATTGAAGGGTCGTACTCCCTCTTAGGATTTACGAGACTCTGAACCATCCCGATCACAATATCTTCGTCTCCTGTAGGGATAATATCCCTCTGCCACAAACCTACCTTTGCCTCTGGGAGAAACGTCTTAATGCGATCTACCCATTGGTCGACTAAGAAAGACTTGTGGACTAAAACTAAGGCCGTTCGATTTAACCTCCTGATTATATCAAGACCCATCACCGTCTTACCCTTACCGCAGGGAGCATATAGAACCGCTCCCGTTCCTCTCTCTCTTAAATGATTCATAACGGCTTCTACAGCAGGCTTCTGTTCATCCCGTAGAGAGATGGGTGTAAATTCAGATAACTCCTCTCCAAGCGTCTCTAAAGGGTCTTTATGGGCAAACCCCTCATAGCCTCTCGGTACGAGTAACCCCTCTGAAGATTCCTTATAGAGAAGGTGGTCTTCTTCTTTCCTTAGAGTAAGACTCTCTAGGTCACTTAAAGACCAATCTTTCTTTAGACCCCACCCCATTATTTAGCCTCTGCCCATGAGTCACCTATCGCAGGCTCTGCTATTAAAGGAACCTTTAGAGTCACGCAATTCTCCATCTCATATTGAAGAGTTTTTGCAATGTACTCAGCAATACTCTCCTTCGCTTCTACGACCACTTCATCATGAACCTGTCCAATGATCCGACAGTCTTCTACCGTATACCCCTCACTCCTAACTCGCCTATGGAAGTTCCGCATACCGATCTTGATGATGTCACTAGCGGAACCCTGAACCTGAGTATTGATCGCTTGTCTCTCTGCTCCGTTACTCTCTCCCTTATCCTTAGAATTAATCTTTGGGAGAGGTCTTCTTCTCCCTGTGACCGTCCAAGTAAATCCCTTTCTCCTAACTCCTGCAATAAGATGGTCTTGGAATTGAGCTACACCTGCATATTTTTCAAAATATCTATCAATATAATCTTGCGCTTCCTCCTGAGTCTTCTTTATTCGGTTCCCAAGAGTCTTCGCACCCATCTTGTAGATAAGACCAAAGTTTATCTCTTTAGCATTATAACGAGCGCAATTACAAGCATCTGCCGTCATCTGATGAATATCACCGTTATCTTTATAAATACCCATCATCACTGGGTCTTCACTTAGGTGTGCAGTGACCCTCAATTCTACCTGTGAGTAATCGGCAACAATCAATTTATACCCTTCCTCACAGATAAAGGCTCTTCTTAAAGCATCCCCTTCGGGTGTCCTAGATGATGGTATATTCTGCATATTAGGGTTAGAGGAGGACATTCTTCCTGTCCCTGTACCCCATTGATTAAATGACCCATGCACTCGTCCTTCATCATCAGCAAACAGGACTAACTTTGTACTGTAGGTAGATACCATCTTAGAGAACCTCCGATAGTCTAATACCCACTCCGCGACCTCTCTCCCTCTATCAGTCGTACCCTCAATCTCTCCCTCTTTCCATTTTAAGAGATTGTCCTTAGCTGTCGAGTATTGCTTACTAGCACCCTTTTTAAGTCCAACAACACCCCAAATTCTCCCGCAGAGATTATTCGATAACCATTTACTTGAACTAATCAGCGCATCAGAACCAAAAATAGACTTAAAATTATCCTCGATCTCCTTCGCCTTCGCTTCCATTACAATCCCAGCTTTTTTTATGTTTGATGTGTCAATCTTAAAGCCATAATGTTCCATCTCTTCAACAATCCTCATAATAGGCATTTCTAACTCCTTAAAAACTTTAACATTTAAAGGGGTTAATTCAGGATATAAGACACCGACTAACTTTAAGAGATAAACCGCGTCATCGATTGCATACTTCCCCATCATTCCGACAGGAACCTCACAGTTTTTAAAACTCTTAAACTGCTTAAAACTCCCCATCTCATGCCCTAAAATTCGTTTTACGAGACTCTTTAACCCATGCCCACCCTCGCGCTCTGGTTCTAATAACCATGAGACACAGAGGGTGTCTAAGACCTCGCAGGAGAAGTTCTCGACATCAAGTCCCTCATTCCTTAATACCTTCAGATCAAACTTAGCATTGTGAATCCAAATAGTGTTCCCAGAATCCATGAAGATTTGGTTCAGTAAACTAAACGCCTCCTGCCGAGGAGCGTTCTTAGGAGCTACTGAGAATAAGTCATCCCCCTGTTCATGCGCTATCGGGACATACCATCCTCTATAACCCTCATCAGTTTTCACACTCAAAGAGTAGCCGATGGCGCGTCTATTAAAAGACAAACCATCAGTCTCGGTATCAAAACTAAACTCGGTGAAATTCTTGAGGTATCGTTGTAATGATTCTAAATCAGACGACTCAGTTAAAATACCAGACTGCATATGCTCTCCATTATTGCCCCTAAAGGCGAGTTATTCTTCTATTAAAATGGTATTTTTCCATCATTAGGATTTTGGTTCTTACTGTTAAAATAAGAGTCGCCCTGTGAAGGAGACGAACCATTGTTACTCCAAGAAGATTGCGAAGAATTATTCTCTCCTTTATCACTCCAAGAGGAGGTTTCTTTCGGGGTATTACCCCCACCCCAACTACTATTATCTGTAGCGGGATTGAATACTGCCTCTAATTCTACTCTCGTCTTCGGCTTTAAGACCTCAAGGTAATTAAAAGGAACCTCTTCTGGCTCTGAATGATCTAGGTACTCAAGCATCGAACCCACTGCGGGAGACTTGTCCCCCATACGACTCACATTAAACACTCGCCCTCTTAGTGAACCATGTCGACTCATTAACTTTTCAATTTGCTTGTAGATGGGTGCAGATCGCTTAACCACGAACAATTTCAATTCATCTTTGTGTTGGGTTCCCTTTTTATCTGTCCATTCGCTGTGGTCGATGATTGTGAAAACAGCTACTCTGGAAGCTCGATAACCCATCTCTTTCAAGAGGTCGTCTTCAGGTTTGAAAGGTCTTGTGAACCAATTTCTCCAATGACCGTTCAAGTTCAATTGATACTCCTCAATGAAGAGTGGAGAAGTAATCTTCGTATCACCGCACATCACAGTCGTATCATCTACGAACGTGATTGTTTTCTCTGAATCCTTTGGCATCCAAAACCGATTCACATAATTCTTCTTTGGTCGTTGGGCCTCAAAACCCTCATCGTTATTAAACCAAGTCATATTTGCTCCTTTATGGCATTTCAATGTTGGTAGGTTATGTTTAACATTTTATTTACAATAAGAAAAGTGTTTTTTAACTATTCATAAAAACCTTGAGTTCTCAAGTGTATAGAGGATCTCTTCTGTAGAACATTCCCCAAAGTCTTTTTTATTGACCTCCTTTATAGAACCAACCTTTGTCATGACATGAGGTGAGATAAGTTCCTTTGCTAAGGAGGCTCCACGCTCACCTGCTTCATCATTATCAAAACAAAGAATAACTTCAGTAGAGAATTTTAAAATTAACTCCGTTTGTTCAGAGGTGATGGAAGCACCAAGTATCGAGACTACACCGTATTGATTATCTTTCCCCTGAACTTGGAGAGCCTGCTCTGTAATAACCGCATCGAGTACGCCCTCAACTACAATTATTTTTCTCTGCGTATTTATTAAATGCGCTCCTAAAACCTGCTTCCCTTTCTTCATCTCCCAGTAGTTCAAATACTTTGGGTGCGCCCCGTTTATACTACGACCAACACACCCCCATAACCGCCCTTGATAATCTCTAACAGGGAATACGGCCCTCTTGCGATCTTTATCGAACCCCAAGCCCCACCTCTTCGCTGTCTCAATAGAGACTCCCCTCTTCATTAAGTACCTTGGAATATGACCACTAAACGGAGCGAAGAGGGATTCATCGAAGGGTTTCAATTTCTTCTTCTTCTTTGCTAAATAACTCATACCGTTTAACCCCTCCATGATCTCCTCTGATTCCATCAGGAGACAAGCATCTACAGCGGGTGACCAATAGGGGTCATGGTGAGCGAGTCGCTTATAAAGAAAGCTCAATTTTCTAGCCTTAAACCCACAAGTGAAACAATTCACCAATACACTTGTATCGGTTATCTTGATACCCATCGAAGGTCTTGAGTCTTTATTTGATGAATGAAGAGGGGAATAAGGTGCAAGGGGGCAACCAATACCGATGTTTGATTCACCTCTCCTCATCTTAAAGCCTGAGATCCGTAGTATCTCCTCTACCTTTTCTTCTTTAGTCATTAGAAGGTCACTGACCCAAAGTCGGACTCTTCGACTTCGTTAAATGTCATCGTTCCCATATCCCAATCACACTCTATCTCTGGGCGTTCGCCCTCTCTCTGCTTTAAGACCTTCAGCGTCATCCTCTTATTCAATCGCTGATCCTCGTCTTGGAATAACCCTAAGATCACATCCGCGTCTTTGGCGATGTCCCCATATGCAATATGACTCGCATCTCCCTTAGAATTATCAGCCTGTCGGTTAAACTGAACCGTAGCCATAATTGGAACCTGAACACGCTTACTTAACTTTTTTAGATCCCTTGAGATGTTCCCGATCTTTAACCAATTATCTCGCGCTCTCTGGTCATCATCCATCAGGTACATACCATCGATGTAAACGATGTCAGGCTTATGACGCTCAATCTTCGCTGAGACATGACTCACCCCCCCACTCTCCTCACCTACAATGAATAATTCTCCCTTTCCCTTCATTGGGTTCTTAACCGCCTTACTCCACTCAGCCTCTTTAAATGAATTTAGCGACCCTTTTCTCAAGTCTTGATATGAGAGGTCAAACTCTAATGCGTCAAAGCGTCTAGCGACTTGTCTCGAAGGCATCTCCTTTGTAAAGTATAGAACTCTCAAACCCTCCTTCAGATTTCGATGCGCGAGGATGTTCGTCAACCATGTCTTTCCTACACCCTGACGAGCGACTACCAAGATGAACTCCCCATCATGGAAACCTTGAGTAGCTTCATCTAAGGTGGGGAATGGGGTCGTATACCCATCAATACCTTTGTTCTGTTGGAGTTTTAAATACTCCGCGTATCTCTCTTCTGCGGTAGCGTTCCAATCAACATCGGCTTCTGATGCCGTTGAGTCCTCGATCTGCCTCACCGCTTCTCTTAATCGATCAACAGCCTCCTCCACGTTTTTCTCGTTTAGATGTCCGTAAGCCTCACTTACTGCGGTTACCGTCAAATTGAAAGCGTGTTTCCTCTTTAATTGCTCGATGTAATAACTGAGGGGTTCATGTGGAGGGAAGTCCCATGTGTAATCTGGGAACTCTTGGTTTAAGGCATCAACACTTGGCCCAAGTCCATGCTTCTTAGAGTAGGACTGACAGAATGACCACATTTTTGTGTAGACACCCTCAAAGAGGTCTTCGGTCACTGCGTTCTCATACGCTTTGGTGTAGAGATTTGGATCTCCAACGCATAGATCAATTATACTTTTTTCAATGTTCATTTTCTGTATTTCCTTGGAAGGGATGCTGTGTACTGAACAATATCGGTTGAAACAAGAGAAGTATCATCTACAACCATCTCAATAACCCGCTGATCTGTTCTTAATGTCTCTCGACAATCATAAATAGTTTTAAATGTTAGATGGTCATAGTCCTTTAAGAGAGCGATAGGCTCTTGATCAATATAGATAATTATGGGTTTTACCCTCTCAGATAAAGACCACAAAAACCCCTCTCTTATGACTTCATATCTCTTAGGCCCAATCAAAAGTTTTCTACCCACATATTTAAGGACAACTTCTGAATGAACCCAGACTGAAGGAGAGAAGGTGTTTCCAATAGAACCTCTTAACATTAGAGAAGTGTCCTAGCCTTATCTTTAGAAGACGCGAGTCTCCTGTCTTCACCCTTCATCTCCACCGCGACCATACACTCCATCGCTAATGATGCTGTAGAGTTCTTATAACGCTCCTTAAACGCGCTTGGAGAGAGGTTTGTAGTTATGAAGGTAGGTAGACACTCTCTACTCCTCTTGCGGAGCATATTCTCAAAACAGAGTTCAGCCCAACCACTTCCCTTCCCAGAGTATTCTTTACCTAGATCCTCTAAGAGTAGGAAGTCAACCTTCTCTACTCGTTGAGTGATCGAGTTATCTTCGTCAAACCTCGATCCGTCAATGTAGGAAACCTTCAAGACATCGCTGAGAATACAGTAAGAAGAGTAGCCTCTCTTTGTGACCTCTTTTAAGAGCGCACAAGAAGCATGGGTCTTTCCAACACCATTAGCCCCATATAGAAAAATCCCCCAACCGCTGTCGTAATTGTTGGAGAGGTCTTTAACGTAATTCCTGAAGATGGTCTTGATCTGGGATTCTGGGAAGTCAGTCATCTCTGCCCCCCAATATCTCTTACCAATGTTCATTCGCCTTAGCATATGCTGTGTCAATTCTGTGTTTTTAGGTGTCTTATGGTTCATCAATCACATCCACATTTTGTCGTACGATATTATAAGATAACGCCAAAGCTCTCGCTTGTCTTGGCGCGGATAAACAGGAGTATTCATGTGAGACAATACGAGGTCTACCTCCAATAAACTCTTTGTCGTAAACAACAATCTTTGTTCTTTCTCCTTTCAGGTGAATCTCCATCATCCTAAAGTTTTTTAATACTTCAGGACTATAAGAACCCTTATGTCCGATATTTTCTTTGTCTAAATTCATCTTACCATCCAATCTCTTCGCCCTCTGGGCGAGAATCTTTCTCTGTGTCGTACTGTGAACCCCATGAAGGCTTATCTTCAATTTCACCGTCAATTATCATAGGGAATATACTGTTTCGGAACCCCCAAAATATGGGCATACTCGGATAACCATTAATCTTAAACTTAGAAGAGATCTTCTCCCAGTCTCGTATACAAGAGATTAAAACCTGCGCCACAATTTCTGGACTGTAAATGTTTATAAGCTCCTTAACGTGCTTTAGATCTCTACCAAAGAATCTTGGAGGTGGCGACTTCCACTTTTTCTGCCACTCCATTGCTACCACTAATTCCATGTCCTTAGAATTGTAATGAGTAGGCTCTTTATCTAAGAAACTCTGAAGCCTCTTCCAGTGAGAGGGAGAGGTTTGGACAGGTGTCCTCCCCTTAGACTTATCTTTGGCGAGTTTCATCGAAGCATCAATTAAACCTTTAAGTCTAGAGACACCTTCAGGTGGCGCGGGAGTATCCTTTCCATCACACTCAAGTGAAACACTGCCCCCAGAATACCAATTCTGTGGTTCAGGTTCAGGATCAGCGATCCCCACTAAGCTCCGCACAGTAACCAATAATGGTGTGAAGTCATAGGTTTTGTCTCTCCCTGATAATTTAGGAATCAGATACCCTTTGTAACTTAATGACCTGAGATAGGTTCTAATCGTTTGTTCTGACTTACCCGTCTTCTCGGCAAAAAATCTTGTTGAGGGGAAGGGGTTTTTACCCATCCAAGAATAATCCATCAGGTGGATGATGAGCATAGCCTCTTCCATAGAGATGTTAAGACTAGAATACTTATCTAAGAGTATCCGACAGAAAGGCGCAAATCCTCTTTCATCGATCCCATGCCACCGAATCATACTCTACTCTTTTCTTCTTCAATCGGTTCATGATGATCTGTTAAATCACAATCAAAAATCTCTTCCTCTCCTCTTAGTGATCTTGAGATCTTCAACAGGATTTTCTCATCCTCTAGGTCTGTCTCTGCATGGAGCATTATGGTTTCAATCACCATATCAGCGAGTTTTCTTGCAGGTCGATACCGCAAGTCGATTATAAATTTCTTCTGTTCAGCGTCTATCCTGATCATGTGACCTCCTTAGTGGCTACTCACACAATTAGACCCTAAAAACCAAAACGTCAATAAAAATTATAGATGTTTTTTATAAACTCCCATTGTGATCCTTGAACCGATTAAAGAATCCTTTAGATCCCAGTCCCCCACTCTAGTGGGTATCCTCCCACCACCCATAAAATGAAGAACAACTGTCTTCTTACAACCTCTAAAACTTATGTCTTTCAATACTTTAACTGTTATAAGACTTACCTCCTCCCCAAGAAGAGAAGGATCATCACACATAAAAGAGTTTATACTTCTCGCCAAAAGATTTAGATAAGGTCTACGGTTAATGAGTGTCTTTTCAACAACTTTCATATCTACCACCTCTCCTTAAGGGTTAAATATGTCTTTTCGACAACTTTTTAGCAATTCTGATCCTCAGAGGAGAAGATTAATTTCTCCAAAAGAGGTCTGTGATCCTCTTCTAAGACTAGACCCCACCTGTCAGGCGACCAAGGCACACACTCCTCACTATCAGAAAAGTAATCATAACCGTAGACATCCCCTGAGAGACAACTTGGATTAAAATAGACCTCCTCATCCCCATAAAAGATCACAAGACCAAAATCTAAAAACTGGTCGGATACAGCAACTAAAGTGTACCCATCAAGGGAAGTAAAACTTCCTAGAGACTCTAACTGTTTCATAATCTCTCCTCTTCTTTAAGAATATATATATTATATTATATATAAAAACGCGCACACGCGCACACGCGCACGAGGAGAGTTCCTAGAAGACTCAAGGTCTATAAAACAACCAACAGTATCTCTGCCTAGATTGAAGATACCCTTCAGTTTGATCAAAGAGATGAGCTTCTTGTTCAAAACAGATTCTTCGGTAAGCCTCTCGCCCAGATCTATACTTTATTAACCCAATTAGAAAGTCAACCAAGTAGATCAAGAGAAACCCAACCACAAAAGTCTCCAAATACTGTTGGAAATGGATCGTCTCGTGGCGTTTTAGCCTTTCCCCGACCCTACCCCTAGAGAACACAATAAAGAACGCTGTAATCGCAGATATGTTGATCGGAGAAACCTTTGATAACCAAATAGGTATCTTCGAGTTCTCGATGAATATCGGTTTAAGGTTCCTTAGCATCCTCTAACTCCTTAACCCTATGCTGTAACTTCCCGATCTCTAGGAGACATACTGCGATTAAGGACTCTAGGTCTATGTAACCTAATTCACCCTCAATCAAAGATTCAGTCTTTACCAACCGATCTCCTCTTCGCGGGAATCCTTTATTATTTAGTATCTTATGTATACTTAAATCGTCTACAAGAACACGAGAAGCCTTTAAAAAAAGGTAAGTCTCTTTCTTTTATACGTTTATAACTATATGGGTTTTTTACTGTTTTCAATGATTTCCCCCAAACCAAAAACAGCCATGAAGATCCCCGATACTCTTGGGAACTACCGCCCCATTCTCGTCAAGAGCGCAGGGCCGTAAGACTCCCATTACGGGGCTGATAGAAGTCAAGGATATGTCTCCTGATCCATCCAACCCAATCCGCGTTGGTTCTGTCGAAGCGTATTGGAAGGGTAATTTAATTTGAACTTTCCCATGAATCATCAATGTTAAATCCTTCCCACCCTCAACGCTCTCTTCATGAACCACAACACTCGTGATCCCATTTGTTATGTAAATGTCGCCTACTTCGTTTGTTGACGCGGAGTCTACTCTTTCCATAATTCTCATAATTAAACCCTCTCTATGTTAGTTTTAAAATCTCAGTTTCAGCACCCACGCAGGTGATACCGTAAAAAGATGAATTGTAGCCGTTATTTGTGGAGGAATAACTAGGGTGATTCTTCCCATGCATTATGCCTGCTGTATTTATACCGCTCCAATAGTCATCACTCGTAAGAACAAAATCTAGCCCCAGCGTCACATGAAAAAGCCCCCCTTGCTCGAAATTTGTGCATCTTGTTGTTGGAGCAAAAGCTATAGAGCTTGCCGAAGTGCTGGACGGGAGATCTGAGGTCACCGTAACACCGCTTATACCCGTAAATGTAGGGTAAGATAAATGAGTCCAATATACGTCACTGCTCCTATAGTTTACTCTAAGCTTGACGCTATACGTTCCTGAGTCAAAATATCCATCTCCCACTCTCCCATAAATGTTGCTCTTTAGATCATTCCTCACCACAACCCACGCCAAAGGATCCACAGTCGTTCCGTAAGTAGGGTTTGGGTGTCTACGGTCACACCACCCATCAGTCTGTACATAATCGAAACGATAAAAGCCATATGAAGAACTAGAGAAGTCAGGTTTGATCATGTGGAATCTGCCGAGATCACCACTTGTACTACCGCCTCCGCTACTTTGTATATATGTCATAACTCTTCCCTTTCTCTAGGCTAGTTTAATAATTTTAGTTTCAGCACCCGAACAAATCAGCCCGTACATCCCCGAGGTTTTCATCGGATTGTTCGTTGCACTGTACGAGGCACTGTCTTTCCCATGCATCAAATCAGTGTAAATCCCTCTCCACGCCTTGTCGCTCTCGAACACAAACTGCAGGGACAGAGATATGTGAAAAAGCCCCCCTTGCTCGAAGTAATCACAAACCGTTGTCGGAGCAAACGCGACCGCGCTATTAGCACTAGAGGTCGGGAGATCTGTTGAGAATGTCGTTCCGCTTTCTCTTGTTGTAAAGTTTGGATAAGTGAAGTGTGTATAGTCTACGGAGGATTTCTTATAATTGAACCGTAAAAATACATTATAAGTACCTGCCTCAAAATAACCGTCCCGATAAGAGTTTGCAAAAGACGAACCGCTAGGCCAAGTGTAGGCCCCGCTTTTCAAATCATTACGCGCCACATTCCAAGCAAGAGGATCTACAGATACATATCCAGCCGATGGGTTTGGGTGCTCACGTTCACACCAGCCATCGTTTGTGCTGTTTTGTGAGTTGGACATCCAGTAGTATTTATACCCGCTGTTATAACTCGTATAATCAGGTTTGATCATGTGGAATCTTCCGAGATCACCACTTGTACTACCGCCTCCGCTACTTTGTATATATGTCATAAGAGTCTCCTCAGATCACAAAATAATTAGACCCGTCACATACTACAGTGACAGAATCATATTGAGTAGATAGGACAAACGAAGAAGCTCCGTCAATCGTTCCTGATGCAGTGTCAATCGTCACCGCTCCAGCCCCTACGCTCTTGATGTTATATTTAAAACCACTCGCTGAAGCGGGATCAGGTAGAGTGATTGTCGAGGCACTCCCCGCATTTATCAAGTAGATCTCCTCATATATTGGCGCACCGCTCGGTGCGCTCAAGGCTGTAGTCCCTGTGAGTGAAGAGTTTAACTCTGATGAGTTAGGGATCGCCACATCTTCAAAAGCACCGTATCCCGTAGTCCCGCCCGTACTGTTCCATTGCAGAATACGCCCGTCAGTAATGTTTAGGTCGAACTCTGTAGCCGTTGCGGATTTCGTTAAGTCGAGAGGGAGAGGCTGATTCAGCCCGAAGTCACAATACCAAACTTCTTTATGAGAAGAGGAAACCGTATTTTGCTCATTCTGAACACAAGTCAGTTCTAGCGTTGAGAGAGTCTGCAAGAAGATTTTCTCAGCACTGGAGCCTCCCTGCGTCAACCCATCAAAAATGTAACTCTGGTCTTGATTATTTCCAAGTCCTATTTGAACTGTACCTGTTCCACCCCCGCGCATAATCTTTATTCTATGCCCTAGTTTTGGATCCTCAGGCATTGAGATAGTGAGAGTTCCTGCGCTCCATGTTGACGGAATAAAGACTATGTCCCCCGCCTTGGGGAAATACCCCGTAGCAGTGTTATCGACAGTCACAACGTTCCACGCACCAATGTCTGATTTAACAGGGGTGACGGTGATTGCCGTTGTTCCTAAGGTAAATGAGGCGGGCCTAGTAACCACACACTCATAGCCTGACCATACATCGTTTTCGACATAGACCCGCGTTCCGTTTTTGATCTCTGCGTCAGAATCAAATGAAGATAAGCGAGTGAAGACAACTGAGGTTACGCCATAGACGGTTAGTGCGCTTGTTACTTCGTATAACCCACAGGCTTGAGGCTGGAGTGTCGAACTCAAATAGATCCCGCCTCCGAACAGAATAGTGTCTCCCTGCGAAAGACTCGTCCCCGAACCGATCCCCAAGAAACCCACATTCCGTTGCCACCAAACATCATCGGTTGACGTGCTCTGACTCTGATGAGCAATAGAGATCGTTGTGTCCGTAATCGCGTTTGCTGTCACTGTTCCGAACGTAGCATAGTCAACGGTAAGGTGTTCAGCGGGTGCGCCTTCAGACCCAGTAGGCCCCGTAGGCCCCGTAGGCCCAGCAGGCCCCGTAGGCCCCGTAGGCCCCGTAGACCCCGTAGGCCCCGTAGACCCAGCAGGCCCCTCTAGAGAGCCTCCTGAAATCCACCCGCTCTGGTTGTAAGGGGATGTCCCGTCATACATTAGAAAAACGTTCTCATCTACTCCTGAGAACTGTGAGATGACGGCACTCCCCAACTGTGGAGTGAAGGTTCCCCCGCCAATAACAGAAAAAGGAGGACTACCACTAAATACGGAATCTGTACCGATCTCCCCTTCAAAAGTAATGCCTGCTCCATCAGTTCCTGCTGGGCCTACTAGCCCTTGTATACCTTGTGGACCTTGAGCACCATCAGTTCCATCGCCCCCTTGGGGGCCTGTGGGTCCTGCGGGTCCAACTGCCCCATCGGGGCCTATGGCTCCTTGTGGGCCTTGTACCCCTTGAGGTCCAACAGGCCCTTGTGATCCTTGTGGTCCCTGTATTGAACCTCCAGAGACAAAGCCATGTATTCCGCTAGTCGTTGTACCATCATGGATATGGAGAGAGTCATCAAGTTCTACTAGCCACGCATCGCCTATTGTGCCACCAGCCTCTAGATCATTGGTCGTTGGCTTTGTCCCTTTAAAGTTTATTCCTGTGCCTGCTACTCCTTGGATGCCTTGGACTCCTTGTGCTCCAGCATCACCTGATACACCCTGTGTACCTTGGTCGCCTTGAGGTCCCTGTGCTCCTTGTGGCCCATCGGGACCTGTGGGACCTGTGCCTCCTGTATTTCCTGTTGGGCCTGTTGGTCCTATTGCGCCTTGTGGTCCTATTGCGCCTTGTGGGCCTTGTGGGCCTTGCGTCCCCTGATTTCCTTGAGGGCCAATTTCTCCCTGTACGCCTTGGTCGCCTGTTGGCCCTTGCCCTGAAGCAGGCATGATCAACTCTGTTAAGTTATTAGTGCCGAGACGTGTGTACGCTACTGTAGCGTCAAACACATTCCCCTTATTAATGTAAGTCTTCGCATTCTCAGGGAAGTCGCTGTCTACGGTGACATAGATGCCGTACACATTGTCAGCCCTGCCTTGATTGGCAGAGGTACTCGTATTATCAATGATGAAGTGTGAGAAGGTGGCCTCAGACCGAATGTTGGTAGCTCCAGCAATGTAAATCTGCCCATATGCGTCTGCATTGCCTCCCCACGAGGTAAACTCACTGAACGCGGTGTTGATTATGGTGTTGCCTTTGACAGTGAAGTCGGAGACGTGCCATCCCATGATACCCGAACCCCAAGTGTCTTGGATCCGATTATTGAGAACCCGATTGTCACAGCCCCCTATAGAGACTATACCATGTTGTCCTGCTTCTACGATGAAGTTGCCCTCTATAACAAACCCTGTGCAACCCTCTTCTCCATCGTAGGATCCCGATGCTAAATAAATGCCGTTATCAAGCACATGATGTACCTCATTGTTGGCGATTACTCCGTTGGTGCAGTCTTGGACTCTTAGTCCTCTAAGGCAGTAACTTACGATGCACTCTCGGATTTCGAGAGGCCCGCACCCTTCAATCCTACATGCACCCCCGTTAGACGTATCAGTACCCGCGTATATGGCGTTGCACTCAGCCTGCGTCTTACCGTTGTTGATATGGTGGTCTAAAATACCCTTAGATCCGCACTTTGTAAAGTGTACGTTTAAGCACTTAACAGACCCACTTGTCTTAAAGTAGAATCCATATTTCGAGTCCTGAATAGTGAGATTTTCTACATGGATACCCCCACTTTTGTTCTCTAGTTTCAAGCCATCGGACGTAATTCCTGAGTTAGATGTCCCCCGTAGACGAACGCTGTCTCTGTTTGCTCCAATGAACGACAATTTGCCCGTCCAAGCGGTATCGTCATCCAACCCATCGGTATAGTAGTCACCAGAATTAAAGAAGAACGTAGTGTTCGCGGTGGGATTCGCGATGACATCCGCGAGGGCGCGATTCCACGCACCTGCAAAAGTCTTAAAAGGCTCTGCTTGTGAACCTGATTCGTTCCCACTCCACGATGAATCTAAGTAGATTACATTCCCTTCGAGTTTGGGTGAGACGATTACGGTGTTATCGACTTCTTCCCAGTCCTCTTGAGTGCCTCTGTCGAACAGATCCCCTGCGCGGAGTGATGCGTCATGACCCGTCATTGTCTGATAAAACGAGAGCCACTTGGAGAGAGAAACCTCTGATAACTCGTTAGTGGTAGCATGAGTGTTGATCTCGGCCTTCAACTGAGGAAGAGTGAGAACACTGCCTTGTCGCTCATTGAGATCTCGGATAATTCTAGGAATAGTGGCCTTGTTTCTCTTCCTGAACTTGGCTTTACCGCCCTCGATAGAGATCTTGTGATCGTCACCTACCCATAAAGAGTTATCAGAGATGAAAGCATCACGTATCTTGTACTCGGCAGATCCGATGTCGTATGTATCATTAGTAGTTGGGATGATATGACCGCCAAGAGCTATCGAAGATAGATTTGAAGTGCCTGAAACAAACAGGTCACCAACGCGGTTCGCGGAAGACCCTATGTTGGGCAACAGAGAAGCAGAATCGGGAATAAAATCCCCTAAGCCCGAATCCTCTGTCCAATTTTGGAAGCCAACTCCATCAGCACCCGCAGGGCCAGTTGCTCCTACTGCGCCATCAGCACCCGCAGGCCCCGTTGCTCCTACTGCTCCTACTGCTCCGTCAGCACCCGCAGGGCCAGTTGAGCCTGCATTTCCTTGGATGCCCTGAATACCCTGAATACCCTGAATACCATCTGAGCCATCAGCACCAGTTGGCCCCTGTATTGAGCCTCCATCGACAAAACTAGAGCCATCCCATATGTGAAGTGAGTCATCTTCTTGAACGAGGTACGCATCGCCTACAGAATTACCCGATATAGGGAGATTCCCCTCAGTAGTAATATCGCCCTTAAAGGTGATTCCCGACCCAGTAGCACCTTGTGGCCCTGTTGGCCCCGCGACACCCTGTGGCCCATCAACGCCTTGTGCGCCTTGTGCGCCTTGTGCGCCTTGTGCGCCTTGTGGCCCTGTTGGGCCTGTTGGGCCTGTGGGGCCAGGATTTGAATCTACATAACTCTTAGTAGCCTCCTGAGAGGGAGGAACCGTAGTGCTAGGAGAGGTCATCCCCACGAGGGGTGTATTGTCTGCAGGCGTTACGGAAGCACCGTTAATCGTTAAGGAGCCATCCAGATCCACATCTTTTGCATACAGAGCCTTGTAACGCTTTGTTGTGGAGCCTAAGTCATGAGTTTTATCGTCTTTAGTTCTAATACTAGGCATATTAACCTCCAAAAATCATTTCTGTGTTACCAACAGACCAAGAGAAGCTCTCTTCTGGGAAACCCGTTGGGAGTGAGTGGAATATAATATCCCCTGTCAAGGCTTGAAGCGATGTTCCGCCTGTATGGCCTGTGATTATGTCCGTAGCGACATAATCATCACCCTCAAGAGGAAAAAGTGTCGAAGCGGGTATCGTAACACTTAGATCTTGATCGTCTACATACTTCTTAGTGGCTACATGCGTATCCAGTGAGGGATCAGGAACATGGAAAGCTGAAACCGAAGAGAAGTCGAAAGTGCCTGTCATATCAAGTTTACCAACAGGAATTGAACCCGCTAACTTGTCTGCGGTCACTGCACCGTCTGCAATCTTTGCTTCTACGATTGCGGAATCCGCTAATTGTTTACCTTTAATTAAGGCCATTTTCTTTCTCCTTAAATCTGCACATAATGATAGCAGTTAAACTCTAAACCACCCAATATTTACATTGGCGTATCTTAAAAAAATCGTTTCTTTGTCGGCTAATATAACATCAGAACTCACTCCATCGATGTTGTGCGCTCCATGCTTTATGGTCACATTCTCCCCCCCGAAGCGAGAGATTACAACGACATCACCCAGTGAAGGGGTAATAGGTAAGGAAGCTAAGAGCGCATTTGCAGAGGTATCGAGGATATATGCTCTCTGTACCTCTGTGTCCACATTAGCCGTTAAGAGACTCGTGGGGAGGTTTGGTTGTGCCGTAGATGCGATGGTCACACCTGTGCCGTTTGATGTGATAGAGATGTCCGTACCACCCGTAAGTTTCTTGTTCACAAACTTACTGTCATTGCGGATTAATAGATCTCCTGCTGTCGCCCCCTCAATCGTAACATCCGTAAGATGCGTAAGAGAGGTAACGTCACCGCCCATAGGGACAGAACCATACGCGCTCTTAGGAGAATACCATACCGCCAAGATCTCTTCTGGTTCCAAGACCACAGGACTTATCCATGTGATCGTCTTTCCGTCTAGACTATAATCAACACCATACTCAGCTACGACAGAATTATAGTGTATCTGTAAGACGTAATCTCCGTCTCTATCCGTTGTCGGCTCACTAGGGATAACAAACGTATTAGAGATAGGATCAGGTACAGTAAACGTAACCTTCTCCCATGTAGCCTCTACAGGTATTGAGATCGGGTTCTCGTAAACCTCAACATTCGTAATGTTTGGATATACATCTACTCTCATCGTGTTACCTCGCCTTCAATTCTACATCGACCTTTGATCAGTTTTGTGACGACATTCTCAGCAGATTTTACTTCTAAGTCGTATACCGCCACCGATGGAGGGAGTAGTGCAGTTTGCTCATAACCTATGGTTAGATTAATCGCGCCCTGTGTTTCATATATTTGAATCTGATCTGAGTCAGAACTATCTAATTCTAAGAGAACGACACTCGAACCCGTTGAAGATCTAATCTGCATCTTCGCAGAGTAACCTGCCATATTTATTGGATTATTCGCGCTGTTCAACCAGTACAAAGCCAATTTATATGTGCTTCCCTGCTCAACAGTTATATTGTAAATTCCTGAAATCATTCTTGAATCCCTTCTATACAAAGATCTAACGCTATAAGAAGTTCTTCTTCTTGGGACATTCTCAAGAGCATCCAGTCCTTAGAGACAGTAAAACTACCATCTTCGTTCTCGGTTATATCTGACTTTTCAACAACTATTACCACTTCACTAGGCTCTTTTTCTTTTTCGAGAAGAGCGCAGAGCGGAGCGCAACCGCTTATCGTGACGAGTCCAAGAGATAGACACAAGCTCCGCAGAATCTGCGGTGTTAAGTTTTTTAATCTCATTATAAACCTTCCTCTTAGGTGGTTCATCAGTGATTTTATCACAAAAGTGGTCTAAAAGCAGAGGGACTATCATTGATAAGATCCCGATGATTGCTTCAATCATACATCTAACTTCTTCTCTCCTGTCGCCCCAACAGATTTTAATTGGCCCAATTCCTCGTCAATCATTCTGACAAGATCATTCTTTTTTAGTTTGGGATACATCACCGCCAAGTTATCTAGAACCCACTCACCTTTAGAGGCTCCAGAGACAGGGTTCTGCTCAACCTTAGCCTTACGAGAGGCCCATTCTTCGGCTCCCGCGATAGCCATACGGATACCCTGTCGAACCATACCCATCTTATCTTCTTCGAGTTTTATCCCCAACCTCTTCGTAAGAAGCATCGCCCCATAGGAAGCAATCGCTGTCAGAAGCGCACCGAAGACAGGGATTAATTGTTCCGCAATTTGTTGGAATATACTTTCCATGATGATCTCCTAGTTCTTTGTACTTAAAATGGAGTGAGTTTTAATCGGTGCAGAATCAATCTCTACACCATAATGACGCTCGTTGACCGCATCTGAAGAATGACGCTCACTAGGACGATTGACCTCTAATGTCGCTGAGATATGACACCCCGCCACAGAAGGAACGTGTTCGATATTAACAACATCATTAGTATCATGTAGTTTTGCGCCATAATGACCTGTATAGAGAACGAAGACTAACTCATGATCACCCGCCATCGTTAATTCGTTAGCAGTGGGAATCATATCTAAGAGATTCAACGAGGTTCCGTTGATGTCAGAGGACAACGCTAATCCGTTAGTCGCGGAATTAGTGTGCGCTCTATTTAACTCGTTGATCAGGTCGATCTCCATACCAGAATTTCTTGGATGTTCTGTGTCCTTAAAGAGAGCTTCTGTGACTACACTGTCTTGTGCATGATTAAACGTATAGTCGAATGGATCTACCGCGTAAGTATCACCCATTGAACTCGTCTTTACAGTCGCAACAGAGTAATTGTAAGCCTTATTACGACTACTGGTAAGATGTGCGGTTTTTTCGTTCGTACCCCCTGTCGAGTCAGAAATCATCCCATAAAGGTGGCTGACCTTATCGTAATTAGGATGTCCTACGGAAGCGGAAGCAGGGTGCATAGAACCGAGATGGAGAAACGGCTTCTTATTAGGGTCTGTAGGCCCACTGGTGAACGCTTTATCGACAATAGAAGTCCCTGTCCTATCATGAACCAAAAAGATCTCTGTGAGCGATTTAGGCATTGGCGAGACTTCTGAATAGTTTGTTGGTCTAGAGTGAAGAACCCTGAGAGAACAATTCCAAAGAAGTTTATGCTGTAGTCCCATGTCATTGATCGCAGTAAACACTCCCATGATAGGTGACTCAAACTGAGCCAAGTCCATCTGGTAACGCGCATATTGGAATGGATCTCTAAAGACATCCCCATCAGTATCGTGACTATTGTGAACTAGAACACCTGTTTTGTGGATAGCTCCAATACCAAGATTAAAGGGAGACAGGAACCCTGATCGGTTACCGTTCCCACCTAGAGCAGTACCCATATCACCAACAAACAGAGTATCCGTTGGGTTATCAGGCCCAATCGCAGGTGGAGTGTTATAACCAATCCCCTGAATTTGACCTCCACTAGTATAGTCTCCTGCTAGAGCGAAGGGCATTGAATAGTCATAGTCTGCTGAAAGATTAGCGTCATCAAGTCCTGTAGCAAACGAAGTTCTCACAAGATCAACGATACCCGCGACAGTCCTCGTTCTAATCGCAGAACGCATCACAGGCACACTCCACGCATCAAAACCTGCCTGTAGTCCTGTTGGGAGGTTTGACGCAAGACCATACGCTTCACCTTCCCAATAAACACTCTTGTCGTCATAAGGAAAACTATCGTCTTCAATTTGAGCAACATCGTTCCAATACGCATGAGAATAATTCTCTATAAACGTATGGAACCCGACATGAGGTTCTGGGGTAGCATCCGTATCTTGCGCTTGTTGAGCGAACATTCTTGAAGCAGGTAAGAAAACAGGCCCAACTTCTTTATTAAGATCATTCAATGTAGGGATAGAGGGAAATGATAGATCCATTAAAGGGTCATTAATTAATGTCCCATTGTCCATTGTATATTGACGATTATTACTGTTTGCCCCACCCGTCATATGTCTATGTGTAGAATGAATTGGGTATGGGAACAATGTAGTATTTATAGTCGTAGAATCAGTCTGTACATCAACTTGTCCACCAATCCCATCCCAAGTGGATGAAGTATCAGTGTGACTTGCGGGACTCCCTGTATATTCTGCAAGAGTATGATCGTTTACTCCATCATTATAAGTGTAAGCAGACCCTGTGCTTGGCACGAGTGCAGGAATTATCAAAGATCGTCTACCCCATTTAGGGTAAAGCGTTACCCTGAAATTGTTATTATTCCCATCCTGTGTCGGGTATAGTATTGCAGTATTAGGGGAACTCGGTGCAGGAGCTTGGATATGGTTCTGTGCGGGGTGATACCAATGCACGAACGGCTGATGCTCATGTCCAAACGGCAGGTCAAGATCATCTACCGCCCCGATAGCCAATACGGTCGTGTCAACCCCACTATCAGTACGAGTCTCGGTATGACTCGGACTTGTACTCTGTACCAATGGTTGATTATTACCGTTTATCAACTTCTGAGTGTCACCAAGACCATGTGCGACCTTCAGTAGAGCCTCAATACCCTCCGCCATAACAAAGGAGTTCTCAAGGATACTGTGTTGATGCTTCGGCATCGTCATCCAATGAGTCAAAGAGAGGGGTTCAATCCGCACAAAAAGATTAAGATTGTCCACTAAGAGGTTCCGAGGATAACCTCTGGAGTCGACCTCCGCAGGATAGAAGTCACCAATGTGATAGCGTAACTTCATAGACGTACATCGATTAGTCCATGTGTCTAAAGCCATATCAGATAAAAGGTTAGCCGAAGATGTTGTATTATTGACATTAAAACGATTCCAAGGCCCATACTCTTTATCAACATCCTGATCCTCAGTATATAGAGACATTACGCCCCCATCATGCTGATATTGTTTCATTAACTCTTTAGGGTCAAATAGTGAAACGTCTTTAGGGATGAATTTCCTATAATCTTCTCCTGCACTTATCGCTGTATCCTCAACGGTAAGATACGAGTACGAGTCAAGAAACACATTTGACCTATCAGCTTGTGCAGAGTTCTGAAGATAAGGAATCCTGAAAGAATTACTTGATGCTTGTAAGAGTGAAGAACCATGAAGAAACATGGTTACGGCTTCAGTCGCTGAAGTAACACGAGTTTCACTAATCGTAAATAAATCTGCACTGTTATGTGCTGTAGTCTTTATCGCCAATTTTCTGAAGTTAATACCGTTCAAGAAAGCCACAGCTTGTGCTGGGCCTTCATCCCACGCCCTCACAGAAACGTCCGTTGTGTTGTTATTGTTCAGACCCGATGCTTCTTTCTTATAGAAACTCCAACCGAGATCCTCATCGTTTACCCCAACCGTATGTGATGCTCTCGCGCCTTTTTCTCGGATAAGGTAACTAGACGTACCAGACACAAACCCTGTCTCTTCTGTAGTAGTCGCTAGAGGGTTCAATGGGACAACGCTTCCTGCGCCATAACCCGCTTGTGCGAAGCCTGTAGTCGTACCCGCTAATTGATAGTTTACTGCGCTCGGAATACGAGCATCCGCGCCCGTCTTCCCAAGCGCACTACCAAGACCACTCATACCCAACAAAACTTGATCTAGGAAAGAGAGGTGAGAGGCGACACTACCAAAAACGAGTGGTGCTGTGTCCCCATATAAAAGACCTCCCTTAACCCCAAATAGAGTTCTACTCTGAAGGTTATCTGCGCTTAGATCCGCCTGTGTATGGAACACCCTCGGTGGAGCTAAGAAAGAACCCTCTTGTTGTGTAGCGTCAGAGCGACCCGCATCTTCAAAAGGCCAACCAAAGTTCACTCTCGCATGGACAATAGGAGCGACTTGATTGTCTGTGATATGTCCAAGATAGAAGTAAGGAGATAAAGTCTCGTTTGGCGCATTCGCTTCACTCTTACTCTCAGAGTAATGGATGTTTAGTAACTGTACATCATTAGTACCGTCATTCGCGTCTAACGCCTCCAACATAACCGCTTTAAGGAAGGCCCATGACATTCTATCAATCTGCGCTTCTTGTGCAGTAAAGAAGTGCATAGGAGAGATACTCATATTTGAGAATGGAGAGTTCTGCTGATCCATATCAGAGTATGGAGAAGCATTATTACTGTAGTAAGACTTCCAGAACTGAGATTGAGTATTGATCTTAGAGGTCATATCCACAGAATCAAACATCGTCTGATTGTCTAGTTTTCTCTCTTGATTGAGGTAACTCATGATGTGATAAGGCTTTAAACTTGTATTGTTTCCCTCGCCATCAACAGAACCTCTGTATTTACAAACCCTTACGCACCATCTTAATTGTGTCCTGTGTGTCGTCTCAAACCCAAGTGCAGAAGATTGAATAGAGGTGTCCTCTTCTGAGGAGATGTCTTCATCAAACACCTGAACATACATCAATAATTGTGGAAGACCTGTGGTTAATCCCGCGACCTTTGAAGCGTCTTGAGTTTGTGTCGCATCATATAAATCCCTGTACTCTTTAAGAGTATTAGAGGGGATTATTACATACTCATCTCCAATCGCAGGGATTGCAGAGAAGGCTACGCCCACAGTTAATGTAGACCCAGAAACTCCTGTTAATACCTGCTCTTCTCCTGAGAGCGCACCACTCGTAAACCTTACTCGACAACCGCCTTCAGTGATGTTGGCAATAAAATCTTTCGTAGTATCTGTGATCGCATCATCCGCTTGTGAAGCAACAGAAGCACTATCAGGACTTACCACAATCGAACGATTAATACCTAAAAGTCTCTTCTTATCATTCGTCCCAAAATTCTTATTTTCATCTAAAAACACAAGAGTAGAAGTAGGGTCTGTAATTGTTCCCTTATACATATAATTCGAGAAGACTCGATCATTTGCAGAAGTGACGGTTAAGTCTTGAATCTTCCCGTAATCGAATATGATGGATTTATCTAAGGAGTCTACGTCCTTTAATGACGCAGTATCAATCACACCCTTAAAGGTATCTAATCTACCTAAAGACAAAGCGAAATTATCTTGGTTCCTATTCGAGACTACACTCGTGGACTCCACCGACATGACCGCCCAGTCTTTAAAATCTAATTGTGGTGGCCCATATCCCATCTTCTCAATGAGTGTCGAAGTGGTTTGTGCAGATAAAGCTGAAGACGCATCATTAAGATCAACGTCTAAGATAGGTTTACCCTGCTGAAAAACTACATTCTTATAACCCTTAGTCTTATCAAAGGAATGATTCGGATTACTTAGATTAGGTGATGATGAGGGCATAATTAACTCCTATTTATTGAGAACTGAATGTCGACTTCTCGGTCGATCACTAGCGTATTGTCTTTTTGAATGAGCGGATGGGTGATCCAATTAAACATCGTCCCTGTATCCGCGTTTGCAGTAGTCTCTCCCCCAAATAACCCAAACTCCCTAAGATCCCCGTTTGCGTCATTCGCGCCCAGAGTGATCTCCATCTTAAATCTAGGTGAGATCGATTGTGGATTCAACACCACTCCCCCGTTATCAAGGAAAGTAAAGTTATCCGCAGTAATCGCGATCCGAGCAATCTCAGAGGTCAACGTAGTTTGTGTTACAGGCTTATTTACATTATTCGGATCTGCATCCCATGCGACATCCCCCGACCCAAATGCGATATAATTTATTGCGCCAAAATTGATGAAAAGACCATTTGTATTGGTCGATGCGTCAATCAGTTGTGCCGTAATTAGATTAAGAGCAGAATCTTGAATTTGATTCTTTCTCCAAGGAGAGACAATCGTCTTATCGAACCCATTAATCGTCTTATATCTAAACGTGTCTCTATATCTACCGATAGCTTCTACAAGAATCATTTTTACCTCTATGCGAATGCTGTATGGAAAGTTCTACCCGCAGGAGAACTAAGACCCGAAGACCAAGTTACATTTACAGGATCTTGATTAGGGTCAATATGGGGGTAAGTATACAATAAAGGAATGTTACTTGTGTCAGAAAGTGATTCCAAGATGTCAAGACTCCCTAAATCATCAGAAGCTCTAAGCGGTGAATCCGCATAATCATCGCTGATATTTAATACAAGACTCTCTGTAAAGTTCTCAAGAGCCTGCAAAGAGAAATCCGCGTAGTGTATGCCCAAATAGGGCAGTAGCCTATGGATCTTCTCAATCGCTAGATTATTTAGAAGAGGCTGACCAGATCCAAGAGGGGTAGTAAGAAGAATCAGAACACCAAATAATGAACGCCAATCCTCGCCTGTTAAGGACATCATCACTCTATAATTGTCCGTAGGTAATCCTTCGATCCGTACCGAGTTAGGATCACTCAAATCTACGGTTCCATTAAACGGAACAGAATTAACAATATCTGCCCAGACACCATCAGTAGCCTCTACCCAACCCGCAGGTGGGTTCCCTGCTTGTATAGCGTCCTCTTCTGTCGCAGTGTAAAGGATATAATTGAACCCAAGATAAATCTCTACGTCCCAACCTGTGAGGGTCTGAAGAGATAACTCAAAAGCATCATTCGTACCCTTACTGCGCCATATATCAATGGCGTTCGATGTCTCTTTTCTCCTCCTCACCTCTCTTAACTCAAAGTTTGTAGGCCACCCTAACAGGTGGTCAATGTAAGGGATAAAGGAAGCATCAACAGATTCTACTTTATAACTCTCATCTTGAAACTTCTTAGTCCTTTGGTTCACCTCATCAAGAGACTTTCCGAAAGTCTGCAATAAGTTAAATAGTGCGTCCCCATTACGAGCATCTAAAATCTTAACGCCTCTAGGCATATAATCAAAGAGAGATACCCCCATAGAAGACTCACCAGAGTCAAGACCGAAGGTGCGGTCATGTGATGCGAGTGGTGAGAAACACCATAACGTATTATTGTTTACATCTGTACCCTCATAAAACACCGTATAATACCACGTTTGATGTTGGTTACTCGTCAGGTGGTCGAGGTGTAGAAAGTATGTATCTCTCTCGACTAAACCTAGATTTGCAGAGAGATCTTCATCAACGACTAAGACTGCCGTTGTGTCTTGATAGTCTCTTGGAAACTCTTTGGTTTTTCTGAGAACCTTAATCTTGCCCGTTAAGGTAAACCCGTTCTCATCTTTAGGGAGCGTATAATAAACCCTTATATGGTCACCTGTGACGATCTCAGTAGGAAACAGATCATCAGGAACAGTACCCACAACGAGATTACTCGGCTCTACCTTAAAGTGTTTCTTATACCCTAAACGAGTAAAGGGTTTAACTCCCGCGCCAATTTCTCTTACAAAAGAGAACTGCCACGACTCATGGGTAGACATTAAATACCTCCTCTAAAAGAGAGGTTAAATTGTTCATCGAGTAGATTACCGTCTGCGCCTATCGGAGCCACAATGATCTCATGAGGCTTCGCATCTATATTCCCTAGATAATCGTCTAGAGAAAAGTCCCAGAGGTCGCCCTGTTGAGGAACAGTCGCCCCCGTAGTTATCGTTATGGAGAATTGAACTAACTCAGGAGCTTGATTGTTCTGAGGATTACTAATGTACCTCGTCACCGTCTCTTCTATACCCGCAGTAAAGATTTGATCTGCACCCAGACTCGTTTGAACATAAGAACCGCTAGAGGTTAAAAGTTTGAAAGTATTAGCCCCTAACCATACGACTCTATAAGTCTCGGATCTCGTTTGTATATTTATCCCTGTGATCTCCATCAAAGAGTTATCAAAAGCGTCTTCAGAACCAGATAGCCTCCTTAAAGAAGGTATCCTGTGGAACGCGGTGACATCTAAATAGTCTACCCCTTGAGTGTTCTCAATGGCTTGGATCACTGCGGATAATGGTAACCCTTCTCCAAACTCATCAGTGACATTAGAGAATAAATCCTGAAGAGATAATTCTACTCCAAACTCAACGCCATCTCTCAACATATTAGGGTAAACATGAATGATCGCCTCAAAATAAGGATTGATCGCTGTAGGTGCTATGACCTCTAATTTAGTCGGGACAGGCATTCTCTGAGAGACATACCTACCTACAACCCCTATTGCCCCCCAACCCGCGTTAAGATTAGAATACCACCTACCTGTAGGAATCGGATTGTTACCCTCTGTAGCCACATATAAATTAACCTCTATTGGCGCGTCTCCTCTACTCGCCCTCGCTGACCTCACACCTACGGAGGGTGTACTCTTTGCGATAGTCTCAAAGTCCCCAAGAGTAACAGCACGATCAAGAGCGCGAAGCGATAACGGCCCGTTCTTCTTGGCTGTCTCTACTGACTCTGGATTAACACCCCCAGACGGCTGACTTAGATTGTAAACAGAGGAAACCCCGATAACAGAGTCATACTTGATGATGCTCCCGACACCCGCTCTGTTTGTCTCTGTCCCACCATCGATCCGATACGATACAAGGATAACACCTCCTATCGTTGGGATCTTTCCGTTTACCCCATCACCAAAAGTGATCGTAACCTCTTCGGTCGAGAGGAATTTATAAACAAAAACCTCTGAAGTAGGCTCTGTACCTAGAAAAGAGGTCTTACCTTCCCATATATTCCCATTAACCGTTAAAGAGACTGCGCTTCCATCAACGGGATCTAAACATACAGGAGACGATGAGAGTAGGAAAGACTGGTCAGGTTCTCCGTTTGAAACCCCTAGACCCTCACTTACAAGTGAACCTCCTGTGAAGATTAGAGAATCATTAGTGCTAAACGTCTCTCCACTAAATGTCCTTTGCGCCTTACTTAATTCGTAAGAGACACAATAAGACCCCAAAGCACCTAATAGTACAGGTGTGTTAAGCTGATAACTCAACGAACCTACCGCCTCATTAGAATCAGTCCTTACCGTAAAACCAGCGGGTAGTAAGACATTATTGAGATTCGTTCTGATGATCATACCTACAGTCGCAGGAGACGCAGGACTTAACTCATAACCAATCAATCTTAATAGATCGACAACCGCCTCTCTTGTCTGTGCGGAGGCTAAATAAGACTCATTCTGCGCCCTATCAATTCCATAACTTAAAACGTCACCGAGATAAGCCACTGCTTCAAGAATCGTAACTCCAATATCGCTTGGCTCTCGATCCGTCCACAAAGGATTTAATTTAGTCGCTAGAAGTAATAATTCATCCCTTATAGAAGAGAAGTCCCTAGTCGTATAGTCGATTTGTATAGGTAACCCACCTAATGATGATGGCTCTGGGCGAAGGGGCATAATCTACTCCTCTACGATTAGTGAAAGATCGTGGTACTCTGTACCTGTGTCTATTTTAAAGGTCATATTAATTAATAACTTACCTTTATCTGTGGGAGTCAAATCAACGGAGATAACACTGACCCTCGATTCGGATAACTCAACACCTGTTCTTATGTAGTTTTGTAACTCTTGTCCACTCTGAGAATCTATCGATTTAAAGAGGTATAAATAACCAAGACTACCAACATTAGGCGACATAACGCGCTCACCCATAGAGGTGAGAATAATCGCTTTTATGTTGTCTTTTATCTTATCAATACCCGTTGACTCTATAAAAGAACCTCTGGGGCCAATTCTAAGCGGAAAACTTAATCCTTTTAGTATCGCCATAGTTTATTCCTCTCTCTGAGTCCATTGGGTTTTACCACGCCTGATCTCTACGAACTTATTATAGTTCTCTTGAGTCCTACCCGTTCCGCCTTCAAGATCTTCTTTTAGATCTTCTCCTGCGATCATATTAATAATAGTTTGGATACGAGAAAATTCAGTATCTACGCCTGCTTGTATGTGCATAGCTACACCGCCCCCAAAACTATATTCCTGTCCCAATTGTCGAGAGGTGTTTAGGATATTCTCTCCTGTACTCTTTAAAAGAATATCCTTCTCATATGTCTCCGACTTTGGATAAGAAGGGTGAAGAGGGGCATTGATAACTGCCCTCCCAAAGTCCTCACTGTCCCCTTTACCAGCACAAATAAACAACGCTAGAGGAGAACCAAAAGTAAAGAAGTCTATCAAAGACGCGATAGTCGAGATTAATTGAGTAGCAAGTTCTGTTATCCGAGATATACGGAGATTAACGGTACGAATTATCTCATTGATCTTATCAAAAAAACCTTTAAGTGTAGATAACTGAAGGAGAGTCTCTGTTAATCCATACAGTAACTTTTTAAAAATAGGTATGTCAGAAAGAGCATATGTCTTTCCCCAATCAGGAGCCATACCAGAACCACCCCCCTCCACCCTAAACTCTAAATCCGTAAAGGGGTCATTCAATTTACCTAGACCCATCAGGTCATCACTAAGGCCGTCAAACCCCCTAAACTTCTTTAGAATATTATCAAAAACTTCCATCAAAGCATTAAGATCAGGTAACGACCATATACCTACAACCACCGCACCATGACCGTCCTTATTTAATATAGGTCTATTATTGTCCTCTTTATCGAGATATGACATACCGATGTCGTACAAAATCTCGTTTGGCCTTCTTCTAGATTTAGGTGACGTAGGGAAGTGGTAAAGAAACGATAACGAAGTCCCCTGTAACAATTCTATTAATTGCTCAAGGATCTCGTTCACTAAAATGTAAACCCCCTGAAGAACGTCTACTGAGATCCTCAGAACTAATGCCAAAAGATCTACAGCACTACTAAGTAAATCAACCACTCCCTGCAATACCGCTAACCCCGTTAAGATTCCCTCACTTGCAGTCTCTATTATTTCAGGGATCGGAGATAACTTTTCTCTTATCTGTTCTTCAGTTAGACCCCGTACCCATTTTAGTTCAAAGTCTGATGGGAGAGCCTCTACAGCACTCTCAATATCATCTTCTCTTGTTAATCCTCTTTGACTTGTGGGCATTGGTGATCTCTCTTGCTAATTGTGCTTTTATCATTGTCTTTGCGTGGTGGGTTTCTTTTTTTATTGAGGCCCAAGTGATAAAGTCTAATGTGTCTACTGCGGTAGATTTAACTAATGAAGAATCTCCTGTCCCGCTTTCAAGAAGAGTTTTAAAATCCTCAAGACCTTCTTTTAATTTTACCATAAATTCTTCTTTTGTTTGGCCTTTCTTATCCCAAGGAGTGATTAACCCCTTATCTAACCCTGTTATTAACTCCCCAACCTTCTCCTCTATATCGTTAATAGACTCTGTAGTTTTTGGAGTATTTTCTTCACTCATCGCTGTGCCTTTTTTGTTGAAAAGTCATTAATTATACACAATATGTTTGTCGATAAAATTAAGAACCGCTTCCTTTAACTCCCCAAACCATCTTAGATCAATATCGAAGAAGTCTAAATAGATCCACCGACAATCTGTCCAAACCGTATATGAGATTAACCATAGAGCGTACACAAATATTATGAAACCTAAGACCTGTTTTAAAAACCTTAAATAATCAGAACCACTCCAGTCCGTCCCCCATTTCGGTTTATTTACTCTTTTGACCTTCTCATTCTCTTTCGGAAGGGTAAAGTCAGAAGATTTAAACCCTACAGCGTGAATCATCATAGGGTTCTTAACTCCTTTTAGACGATAACTCCCCAAATTCTTAAAATGAGCACCCTTTGGAGTAAAGGAATTAAGACGGTTCTCAGATGCCCTTCTCGCAGAGGTTGAGAGTAACACCTGACCTCCACTAGCCAAACTCATTATTCTTGCGCCTATCGGCTTCGCAAGACCCTCTACCTCTATTCTCTTCGCTCCTTGGTCGACATAGATCTTCTTATTCTTCTTTAGTACCACTTCTCCCCAATGTATTCCGATTCTCGCCTTAAACCCTGTCCTTGCAGGGATTGATTGGTGGTAGGCGAGTGCAAAGTTCACTGCATCTATCGTTCGATCAAAGATCACTAAGAACCCATCCGTCTTATCAATCTCGATACCGTTAAATCGATAGATCATAGTCCTTACCAATTTATCATGATAAAAGAAAACCTGTGCTGATCTTCGACTCCCTACCCTCTCAATAAAACGAGTAGAATCAACTACGTCTAAGAGTAGGAGAGCTTTTAAAGAGGTTTCCATTACTTCTCTACTTTAGCCTGTAATTGTGCAACCGTAACCTTTAAAGCGTTTAAGTCCTCCCAGATCTTAATTCGTCCATCCCTACATTGAGTCCCTATCTCTGTGTTCTTCTCAATGTAGGTATTAACTTTTTTTTCAATAGAGTCCTCTAACGCATCTAACTTCTTCTCTTGTTGTTCGTTTAATTGAACTGCACTGGCTAGGTCGCTCTTAATACTATTTATAAGCGAAGAGATATACCAAATCACGCCTATAACAGACCCTAAGATGGATATAACCTGAATCAACATCTCTACAGTGATAGTCATCATGACCTCCTATTTTATCGCTAGTATACAATAATTTAAGAGATTGTACCTACACCTGTTCCTGTACCCGTACCACCACCTGTTATTGGGACAGTGTTCGATTGTGCGACCGCAGTACCTTGGACATTAACAGTCGCAGGAGGGTGTAAGGTAGTTAGATTCGTATTCACAGTCGAACTAACCACTGCTCCTGTTGTAAGCCAAAGATGGATCGCTTGAGCGTATCCCTGCGCTCTCTGTGCGATAGAGGCTTTAGTTACAGGATCAATCACAGGAGGTACTCCGTTTTGAGTGTATGATTGGAGAATTAAAGTTTCATCTACTGCGATTAATGCCGTTGCTAAGGCTTCGGGGACAAGTGCCATATCTATTCTCCTTTAAACTTTTGAAAGAAAAACTGACTCACTTAGAATCAGTGGCTGTGTTGGTGCGGGTACTGTTAAAAATGTAGATTGTGCGGTAGTCAATGCGACATTGGCTAAAATTGAAGACGCTTGAAGAACAGGATTAGGCCCACCAAACCCTGTAGTCACCCCTCCCGATAACTGAAGCGTGGTGAAGAAGGTCTGTAAGGTACTCACGAGAGTGTTTAAGAATAAATTTAATTGTAGACCCATTACAGCAGGCTCTTTTGTAAGAGGTACAGGCCCAAGACCTAGTGTTACAGTCCTAAGAGCAGGAGTCAAATTACCTAAATAAACTTGACCCCCTAAACCCCCTCTCGCCTCTACACCGTATACAGAGATGTTCTGAGTAGGATCTCCAGAGATAAACTTACTCGTACCGCCCGTTCCGACAATCGTACAAGACTCAGATACATACATTGGTTCAGGGATAGAGAGAGCGTTATTAAAGTTTAAATAACCCGTACCCGCGCCCACAAACTCAAAATCTCCAAAAGAAGATAGACTAAAATCACCGCCTGCGTTTACCTCAAATAGATTCGCTAAGGTAGCAGTCAAACCCCCACCCGTTAAGTTTATATTGTCCTTTATCGTTACAGAACAATTACTCGCAGAATGAGTCTGTGACCTCTTAATCTTTGTAGTGACATCACCATTCAAAATTGTTGAAAAGTCACCATCTACCTGTGAACTAACTGCACCTGAGATCTGTTGTCTCTTATCACCTGCAATAACCTCTACAGTGTTGGTCGAGCGCGTTCTGATATTCCCCTCCGCGATTATATTAACCGTCCCGTCTGGGAGTATCTCTATATGAGAACCCTTAGAGTGAAAGATCTGAACCCTCTCTCCACCCTCAGTGTCATCAAGTTCAAGCATATGACCCGCAGGAGTTCTGATGATGGTGACCTCTCCATACTCCGCTTCATAAGAAGACGCAGGTACTCCGAAGCTCCCCTTCATCCCATAATCACTACCATCATAATCAGCGCGACCATGAGCAGGCACAGGTGAGGATTCTAATTGATACTCTGAAGACTCCTCAATCGCAGAACCGTCCGTAGAGTGACCATCAGTAATCTCGTCATAAAAACCCCCTACAAATATCGGATGCTCTACCATCCCCTCCTCACACTCTATCCAAACTAAAGAGCCGATGGGAGGTACGCTAAAGAATCCAGAATCTCTGCCCCCATACATAGGGAAACAGGGAGTAGCCCAAGGACTCACACCTGTACCATATAACTCTACGTTCTCTACTCGGATTCGCCCTAACTTCTTAGGGTCTTGATTCTCAGCAACCCTCGCCCTGCGCTTCCCATAAAAACGATTATAATACTTGTCTTCGTACTCGGATAAATGAAGCATAACTAACTCTCCTCAAACTCAGGAAAAGGATGTGTTCAATCGTGAAGTATTCCCCGTTAGTAAATCTTCACTCTCTTTCGGTACAAAAGCTGTCTTCTTCTTCTCGATTTTAGGTTCCGCGTCACCCTTTTTTCTAGTCTTAGAAGAAGGACTTCCCCCAGCCCTTCCACCATAACGATCTACAGTCTTCGAGGTCGCCTTCTTCGCAACTACCTTTGTATGAAACCCACTAACATCAATCGTATGCTCTTCGCTAGATATAGAGTAATAACCATCGACTAAACTGTATAAATCAACAATCTCTAAAAGACGACCCACTCTTAATGTCCAATCTCCTACCTTCGTCTTCACACTTATAGAGGTCACGATCTTACCTGAAGACATTTTTCTTGAAGAGTTCCCCTGACCCGAAGGTTTATTCTCGCCACGAGCTTTCCCGTCTTGAGTCGTAGGTGCATTATCCCTATCTTCTCCTTGTTGGTAAAGAGACTTCCCCCCAGATTCCTTTTTTGGTTTCTCTTTACCCTTCTCACGATAATTCTCTAAAACTATCCTAGATGTTTTACTATCAACTTTTTCTACCTTAATCCTATTAGTTTTACTATGATTGATTGCTTGGTTTCTCATTTTCACGATATGGGCATAAGTCTCAGGGTCTGATCTAAAATAATCGTGATCTTCGTTAAGTGCGATTGTACTCTCGTTAAGAATCGACCTTTTTGGGACATTCGCACTCGTCTCTACAACCCATTCCATTTCGGGTTCGGTCGTAACCGTAGTAGTGACAGGTTCAACTTCTTCCTTCTTCTCGACTTTAACGGCATTAGGGTCTGTTAATGTCCATATTTTGACTTTTATTTTGTCTTCACTAACGAAACTTAGGACTTTTATTACCTTATTAGATCGAGGCGATAATTCAAGAAAAGTTTCCTTACTAATCTCTCTAGTTTCACTTTCTACAGTGCGCTTACCTACATTAACTTCCTTAAAAATATGGAATACTTCCCCCGCCCCAACGTCTGCTATTCCCTGAGATCTTTTGTCTCTAGCGTGTACTTCATAATCTTTTTCTTTTGGGAACGCTTTTCTCGCCTCCTCTATGTTTGAAAAAACAGCCCTAGTATAGGGGAATCCCACCTCGAATATCGAGTTATTTTTCGAGAAAACTCCATGTACCAGTTTTAAAAGAGTAGTATTATCCTCGCTTATCTCACCCGTCCCACCTTTTGCTTCTTGACTCAAACCTTTACGATAAGAACCCCTAGAACGCTTTTTCTTTGGATACTTTTTCGTATATTCAATGGACGCGATTGGAGACGCAGGAAACCCATAAGTCATACGGTAGGCTTTTGCACCCCTCTTTATAAGATCTAATTTATAGGGAGAGGCTAATCGAATCTCCTCCCTCTCAGGGTTTACAAAAAAGTCTATTTTATATTTTGTTGATTCTGTCCATACCAATGCCCCAAAGTTTAGCCCTGCGGTCACAATAGCGTCTTCAGCCTGTCTAACCTGATCTAATTCGTCTTCTAACAATTCCTTATAGTCGACCTTCATCCCAACGACACTCGCTAATTGTTCTATTCCAGACTTCCCATACTCCGCAGTGAACACCTCATTCGTATTGGTAGCAGAGAGACGATTACCCGCCTTCCCCTTAACCTTTAAGACCGCTGTACCCTCTTCAAAGGCAATCTTATGCTCATATACTACGAGGTTAGACCACTTGGTGTGTGCATTCCTATAACCCCATTTTACACTGAAGTTTGCGCCCATCTTAAATAGAGTAATCTTGTCTCGAACCTTTAACCCTTTTTTATCCCGATAATCAGGAACATACATCTCAAACTCAACAGTAGGGTACTTCCCTATCTCATTCTTTAAAACCACCTTTTTAAGACCTTTTCTCAAAGGCGACACTTCCCAGTGTGGTAGAGGTTGAAGAAATAATAAATCCTCATTGTCTCCTTTAAGATTAATCCAGACATAAGGCTCAAGTCGACCCTCTCCAATCATTGCATGAAAAGGCATAGAACCGTTTTGTGAAGTTATCTGTTCTTGGTCAAGAGCAAACCTCTTTGGTCTATAAACCTCTGTCTTTTTAGGAGAGCTTTTAGGTGGTTGTACTTTAGGTATTACCTTTGTCGGTGACCTTCTCTTAGTCGGCTTACCCATTTGCGCCCCCAGTGTATGAGAAGACTTCCCTAGATGGAGGTATTATTACGTCATCCCCTTCTTTCAAGGATAAGGGATCTAAGAGAGGATTATAATCCGCAATAAACCACCAATAACGAGCGTCACCATAGTATTTTAAAGATAACTGATGGAAGTTCTCGCCCTGCTTTAATGTGTGTACTAGCGTCTCTAAGAGGCTCTTAAAGAACGTAGGGCGAGTGAAGGCTACCATCGTGTTCTTCTTAGGCTGAGAAGAGAGTATTCTGTCCTCTATCGCGTACTCTTCATAATGAAGGAAACCGTACTCTTTATATCTTGTAGTTAAATCAAACATCAATCAGCCCCCTATAAAAAACTTTAAATGCTGTACATCCTCACTAATACCTCTTGATGTCTCAACAAACTCAATACTCGCTGTGGCATGAATCGGTGTTAAATTACTAACTCTTTCTATCTTTATATCTATAGAAGTAAAGACCCCATACCTATACCCATCAAATCCTGCCATATCTAAACTACACATATTTGGCGTGTTCTGTTCATAGTGGTCAAGTCTAGACACACGTTTAGGGAGTAACAGAGTCCTTAAAAAATCGAGTTTTTTCTGTATCCCTCCATGATGAAACAAGAACAATTCAAAACTAATCGTTGTAGGTTCTACCATTCCGAATTGCGCCAGTGGTAAGACCTGACCCTGACCCTCGCTCAGATTCCAATTCACTGCCCGTTTCTCGCTATAAGTCGTAGGATTAAAGAGAAACGTCATAGAGTTTTTATCTTCACCTAGTTTTGTGATTGAACCTTTAAATTGAATCATAACTATCTCCTATTGACCCATCATAGTATTGGGGTCAGTGAAGACATCCCAACCACCTTGTGGTTCTCCACCGATTGTTTGTCTTACGTCCTCAAGCTGTCTCTGAGACATATTCTTATCAAGATTTATTGTAACCTTTTGTTTATTATGTACGTTTGTAGTCTGCCCCTGCGGATTGGGGTTACTCGTTGTAGAGGGTGTACTACTACCAACACCTATGCCCAATTTCTTAGACACCGCCACCTCTTTATCATCATCCCACCAACCCCCTAACCACGCCAGTCCCGCTACTAACCCTGCGATTAACCCGATAATTAGTATTATCGCCCCCGCTACTCCAAGAATCGGGGTTAAGAATCCCCACATAGCGACCGCACCCGCCCATAATAAAGGAGCAACCATTGTAAGTAGAGGGAGTAATAGAGAGAGTCCCATAACCATATCAAAGATGGTCTTACCCCACCCCGACTCA